GAAGTCGTCTGGTTCCGTCATTTCAACCCTCTCTCCGAGCTCTCTGGCCTCTCTCCGCTCGCTCCTACTCGCCTCGCCGCGGATACGGCCCAGGACGGAGTCCGCCACAACAGGAACGTCTTCAAGAACGGTATTCTCTCAGACACTGGCGTCATAGCCGAGGACGCAATCACTGACGAACAAGTCGAAGAACTCCAAGCTCGTATCAAGAAGAAATACTCTGGACCCGATCAGTCCCATACTCCACTCATTCTCAGCGGAGTCAAGGACATTAAGAGCCTCGGAGAGAGGGTTGAAATGACGGAACCAGACGACTTCGTTTGGGGTGAAGACTTTGTCGGGGCCGCGATCTTGGCGGAATCTGAAGCCTTTCACGTAGGTGTCCGGGTCTCCTAGGACAGTCATGCGGTCTGGGCGGTAGAGCCAGATGTCGGTTGGGACAAGTGAGTTAGTACGTTGAACAATCCAGAACGCGCTGCCCCAGAGATCAAGATGGACTGAGGTAGCAAAGCGAAGATCCCGCTCTGTCCAGAAGGGATTGACCTTGTGAAGGAGAAGAGAGAGAGGATGAGATTTTTCGACTTCCTTGGAGGACGTGTCGGAGAGTCTTCTGTATATTTTGAGGGGAGGACGAGAGAGAGCATTCGCGCGGAGACGGATCGCAGAATAAATGAGTGGAGATGTCGCGTAGTATTCGCCGTAGACTGTTGGAGCGAAGTCTGGGCCGACGCCGTAAGTTTCGCTGGCAGGAGTGATGAGAGATTCCACAGAGCGAGTGAAGCGTTGAGGAGTGATGACATCCTTACAGAGGTGAGGGAGCACGACTGGACCGATGCGCTGGACAGTCTTGTTACAAGATTGACAATTCATGACGTGTATGATCGATAGTTCATTCTAGGAAGTCCTATGCCCTGGGCGTTCCGAAATAGAGTGCTTCTTCTGGATGAAGATAAGCCCAGCTCATGCTGTTACCGCAGTTGACGGAGCCAATGGAGTTGGCACATTCGTAGAGATCGATGAGGGTTCCTTCTGTAATGGTGTTCTCAATCCATCTCCAGCTCTTTCTTCCGTGGCACTTTGTGCAGATCGGAGGTATTCGTGAGGGATTAGAGATTGTTGTCATGTTCTAGTCATGCTCTAGTCATGCTCACCAGATCCTAAGACCGACAGGGCGGAGCTTTGAGAACGCGCTAGAGACTGCGTCCACTTGATCATCATGACTACCCATTGGGAACCCTTCGACCTCGTCTAGGAAATCAGAGAGCCAAGATCCGCGTAAGATCACGATGTTACCGATCTCAGCTTGTGAACTGAGTGGGCGAGCACGTTCTTCCTTGCTCCCAGTGTGGCGATCACCTTTCACTGCGTAGCCAGGGAGTACTGTTCGGACGTAGTGGTGGATTGTGCTCACGCCGGACGCACCTGGTTCTTGTTCTATCCATATAGGTATGCTGGTGCCGTCTCGGACTGCTGTTTTCTTGATGAGCTCCTCGACCCCACCGGGAGTAGCACGAGTTCTTTGGATGTCGAGGAGGTAGTAACGACCTTCACGGGTCACACCAAGGAGTGCTCCGACTGTGTAGTCAGGGTCCTTACCGCGTTTGAACTCGGTCGCTGCGAGATCCCAGTAGCGAAGTTTACGGAGAGGGATTACACCAGTTGCGGTCGTGGAATCTGAAGGAAGTGAATCGGTTATTGGGAACCATTCTCTCATGAACAGACCCCCGGCGTGGCGAGCTTCCCAGGAACCGTCTAGGAGCTGGGCGCGGGTGATTGGGTCGAGCTCCATGAGGGATCGAGTATATTCCTCGCGGTTGAGCGACGGATTATCCGACAAGCGCGCTGGGATGAAGACTCGACCATTCGCGCGACCTTCAGTGATAAAGCGTTGTTTGACCCAGTCGTGGCCGATTCCGCCGGGGTTGGATGCGCTCCGCATGCGGAGGGGCACGTCGATAGATTCGCGTTTGCGGAGGCGAGAGAAGAGGTATCGGTATTGGTCCTCTGAGAATTGGGTGAGTTCATCGAATCCCCAGTATTGTGCTTCAGTCCCTTGATATTGATAAATGTCATCTTCGTGTTCGAGGTAACCGAACTTGAGGATGGCACCAGAAGGGAAGCGCCATTCTTTACGCTCGCCATTCCATTTCGCGTCGGTAGGGCGGAGCCATTCGTGGGAGAGTGGGATGAGAGAACCAGGCTTAGAGAGATCTGCGAACGTACGGCGGAGTAAGACAGCAGCATATCCAGGAGTTTCGACGTATTGAAGAGCTCCCATGAGGAGGGCAGCAGTCTTTCCTCCACCTGCGGATCCTCCGTAGAAGGCTTCACGGCAGGAGAGCCAAAGGAAAGCTTGTTGGCGGGTATGGGGAAGGGAAGGCATGTACTTGTTTATACGAGGCTTGAGAGCATCGATAACGTCCTGGGAGAGAGCTGACTCTTCCGGGGAAGAAGAGGGGTCTTCATCGACCAGATCCCACTCAGAGATCTCGGGGGTCTCTATGTTCTTATTCATAGGAGGAGGGGTCCTCGGTATCTGGTTCCCTACCGTTCGTGGAGATCGCTTCTTCTAGAGAGTGCTCCTTGGGACCAGTCATCTCCTCTTCACCGGACGGAAGCACACGAGACTCACCTTCAACTATCTGAACATCGAACGCAGCGGCTTCTCTTAGCGTCCTGAGTACCTCGAGAGCGCGTGATTGGTCATCAGGGATAGCAGGGGCGAGCTGAACGGGCCCCCCGTTAGGTCCACAACAGGTGCCATGGGCTTTCCGAATCCTCTGTCTAATAGCTCCTTGGCAGCAGAAAGACGCTCTTTCACGTTGACTCGGACTGTTCCTCCTTCGGGATCGAGAAGTTCTCCATTCACAGCATCGAGTAGAAAGAGCACCAAATCCGGGAGTGGTATTCCTCGACCGTAACAGATAGCGGGCAGCCAGTAGTCAGTAGCAGGTAGCAGCAGGTATGGAGAGATCTCCGTGCAGAAGGCATGGGGGTCTCTTTCTGTGTTCGTTCCCAGAGGAATTCGTCTGTAGTATCACGGTGATCGTATAGAAGAATTGCGTAGAGGATCCCCAGAGCCTTCTCGGAGGAATTCTTCTAGTGAGTGGTACTCCTCTGCGAGCGCTACCAGGGTAGCAAACCTGGGGGCACTGGGTAATGGGATTCACATGGAATTGTGATGGCCAGTACTGGGCACCCGGGGGATTTCCTGGATAGGTGATCAGCTAAAAAAGTAGGGGCCTTAATGGGCACCGTGCACCCATACGGTGGGCATACGCGTGGTTAGAGAAGAACGTAAAAAGTGAAAAAAATATATGTAGTGGTATTCGTCTGTCACTGCTACATGATAACGACTATCAGAAGGAAACCACTGTCAAGATGATAATGACTATCAGAGGATAACAGTTACCAGAGGATAACCACTGTCAAGATGATAACCACTGTCGAAGAAGGATTCCTCTCCACGTGATAATGATTATCAGTTGACAGTAATTCCAGGTGACCCCGGCTGACCCGGCCGTCTCCGTGACAAGTGCTCTCTGTCGACGGCTGGAGGAGTAATCCAGGGACGAGAGACGAGGCTGGGTGACGGTGGCTGTGAGCGCGATGGGGATCTCCTCGTCGGGACACCCGTCAGAGGAATTCCTCTACTGACACTGACCAAAAGAGAGAGGGGGCACCGCGTTCGTACGGTGCCCCCTCTGTGCCTTTAGCCCAGTGTGATGAGCTTCATCACGATGTAGAGGCCGAAGCAGAAGCCGATGGTGAGCCTGTATCTGAGGGCCATCTATGCACTCTCCTGGCCAGCTGCCTTCGCGGCGAGAGCACGCTTGACCCTCCACGACTTCATGTACGCGTTGTTGTACTCACGGTGGGCCTCCCTCCACTTGTTCAGTGCGTTACGCTTGTTCGCCTTCTTCTCGGGGTCAGTGAAGGGCTTCGTGCTGTCCTTCCACCCCTCCGGGTGCGGACGTCCATGGAGGGCTCCTCGGCACCTGCAGCTGCACGACTCCTCTTTAGCCGTCTCGCACGTAGAGGTATTCTCCCCTACCTTCCACTCCACTACCTTTTTGGTTATGGTCTTCTTCACCATTTCTGGTCACCCACTCTTTTTATTTCAGCCTTTTCTCTGAGCTGATATGTCTATCTTATCACATCTGGGTCACTGTGTACATATCACATTCAGTTAGATTCCCTATCACTTTCAGTCAGGGACTTGAGTTTTGGGCCCCTGTAGCGTATCTGAGCCTGCTCGACATTTTCTCCTACACCACTTCACTCCCGTGCACGGTGACTAGAAGGACGGGGGCATAAAATACCTCCAAGTACATGTACTGCTGGTATCTGCATTCCTCTAGATTATAACGTATTGGAGACTAGGTAGTTCAGAGGCCCCTGTTCATACCCTCTCCCGCGCTGATTCACTGTATGTACGCCCCGAGCTCTTCTTCCTATAATGTAGTTAGATAGTAAAATCGAGGAATTCTTCTAGTCCATGAAACAGTCAACAGCCACAACTGAATCCTTGCCTAAAAAGAGGGACTCCGTTCCTCCCGAGAAGAAAAAGAAAGCCCACTTCAAGCCATACACTACTCCCTCTACCCGCCGACGCCCAATCAAGCCTGACACCTCCAACAACCCTACTACCCGCCAGGCCGCGGTCCAATACCTCGAAGAACGCAATGCCCGCCGTGAACAAGACGTGATCGACAAGAAGTACACCGGCAAGCGCGAGAAGCTCCTTCGCGTCTTCCCAGACGTCAATGAAGAAGACCTCGATCAGCTCGTCCAAGAGACTGATATTCCCGAGGGATCCTGGGGATACAAAGAAGGGCAAGAAGACACCCACGACTACAACGCTACCCACACGAGCCCTGGTAGAGGAGCACGTCTCGGTCTTCCTGTACTCATACGGTCCTACACACGGGGGGGTCTTGATTTGGTGCTCTTTCTACTCGATGCTGTGAATGGAGAACTTCTCGATCCCGAAGGAGGAACAGTCCGAGTCAACGTGAAAGAGCGTCTTTCTGCTGCCAAGGAGCTATTAGACAGAGGATTCGGAAAGCCCATGGCACCTGTT